ACCGGATGGCCGCGGGGTTTTTTTAAGGCCCATTCATTTGGGCCGTTTCTTTTGGGCCTTGACCTTTATTTTAAATGTGTTGAGTCATTTTTTGTGTTCCGCTTTGGGATGGCCGCCACGTGGTTCAATTTAATACCGTCAAAATAAATATGATAAGCGGAACTTTATCGAATTTCAGTGTGTGTTTTTGACCACATATAACTATGAAATTCGACCGTTAGATTGCACTTGATATTTGAATTAATGATTAACATGCTCGATTTTATGTCAGTTGTACAAGTATTTGATGTGTGTGCAATCGTACAACGTTTATATCGTGGACCAATCATATATTAACTGTACAATTAAAATAACGCATTGCTGCAACTACTGCTATGTATATAAGGTATATGATATTGATTTTTGAATATATCCTATTAACAATTTTGATCATGTATTTCAATGGTAACAAGCGTCGTTGGTTGTCCACCAATCGCCGTAATTACTTACGATTTCCTACGTTTAAAAGGTCACATGCTGTGGTACGCAATGATGTGAAACGTCGATTTGGTATATCAAACAAGGCACATGACGATAGTAAGATGACCTCTCATAGGATCCACGAAAACCAATATGGGCCTGACTTCGTATTGGGCCATAACTCAGCGCTGTCCACTTTTATAACTTACCCGACTCTTGGTAAAACTGAGCCCAACCGTACTAAATCATACATTAAGTTGAAACGTCTACGTTTTAAAGGTACTGTTAAGATAGAACGTGTTCCTGCTGATTTGAACATGAACGGAATGCCTGCTAAGATAGAGGGCGTATTTTCTCTGGTTATTGTTGTTGATCGTAAACCTCATTTGAGCCCTTCCGGCAGTCTGTACACATTCGATGAGTTATTTGGTGCTAGGATTCATAGCCATGGAAATTTGGCGATAACCCCTTCTCTGATGGATCGTTTTTATATACGCCATGTTGTTAAACGTGTATTGCCTGTGGAGAAAGACAGTAACATGATTGACGTTGATGGGACGACAACATTATCTAGCAGGCGTTATAATTGTTGGGCAAATTTTAGAGACCTCGATCATGAATCATGTAATGGTGTATATGCGAACATAAGCAAGAACGCTCTCTTAGTTTATTATTGTTGGATGTCAGATACCGTTTCCAAAGCATCTACATTTGTATCATTTGACCTTGACTATATTGGATAATTATAAATATGAATTTGTAAAGTATATTCGATAAGTTTAAATTCGATAATAAATTCAGATAGTTCTTTCTAACCGTGCAGCATCTGTAATTTATTTCAAAGACTTAGGTTCAGAAGGAGTACAATTGGTATTAATACATTCTTGTACTGTTGTCCTAACAATTTCATTTAATTGGGCTAACGATAAAGTAATGTTGGACTGTGTTCTCTGTGCCGCAACGATCGACGCTGATTCTCCTGGATCTAGTATAACTGTATCCAATCTGTTTAGGTTCTTATATGGATATGGATCGTTGCCTCGTTCTGTGTCCACACATGAATTGCTGAGACCAATTGTACTTCTTGAGGCCCATGACTCACCTGCTTTAATTTCTATTGGGCCGTTAAGCCCAAAGCTTCTTGTCGAAGCGCATCTGAGTAATTTCCTCTCCCATGACCCATAACCTACATGAACGAAATCGATATCCTTATCTGTGAATTGCTTCGACAAAATATTAACTGTTGGTGCCCGGAAGGGGATGTCTACTGAGTGTTTTGCTGTGGAGAGTTTCAACTTGCCCTTGAATTTGGCGAAATGTGTCCTTTGGTGTACATTCGTATCGCTAACTCTATAGTACAATTTCCATGGAATCGGGTCCTTAAGCGAAAAGAAAGAAGAAGAGAAATAATGTAAGTCTATGTTACATCTAATTGGGAAAGTCCATGACGCCTGCAGTGACTCGTTGTCGGTCATTCGTTTGTCATGAATTTCAACTATAACAGACCCAGTTGCATTTATAGGAACCTGCTGTCTGTATTCGATGACGCAGTGGTCGATTTTCATACAGCTGCGACTAAGTTTAGCAGTGATCTGCGACGCCGCAGAAGGAAATTGCAGAACAATTTCGGTCAAGTCATGAGACAGCTGATATTCATCCCTGTGCGACTCAACATAATTAAAAGCATTTGGAGGAACAACCAACTGAGAACTCATTATAATAAAAATAGGCTGCGCAGCTGAATCGATAACTGAAATTACTAAGTGTAAACGATATGAAACCACTAAGAGAGATTGACAGAAGATAATATGTGTTTGTTCTGTCTAACAATTATGGAAAATTTATGACAATATGATAATCAGACGGAACTGGTTATTTATAGACAGTTTGTAATGTGAGTATATTTCATGATATAGTTGCCAACGATGTCGTTTTGTAATATAATGGCATTCATGTTAATATTGGCAGTGGCATATTTGTAATAATAGCTGGGCACCGATTGGGGACTCTCTAAAACTCTAAAGCAATTGGGGACTGGGGTCCTATATATACTAGAACCCTCTATAGAACTTTCAATCTCGTTCACACACGTGGCGGCCATCCGTTATAATATT